GCCATCGCGTTTCTTGGTGGTGACCGCAGAAATCCCTTCGTCCGTGTAGACGGTCACAAATTCCCAGTCTTCTCGGCTCTGGATGAATTTTGTGTAGTAATCAACCTGCGCTTCATAGCTTGTAAGCTGCTCGTCGCTGTCGGTGGAAACCCTTGCGTAAGCCGCCACGCGACGCTTGACAGCGTTCGACTTTGACTGCGCCGACAAAGCTGGAGCGGTGGCAGGGATAACTCGTATATTAGCCATTGTCCGTACCTCCCAGCGCCCGTTCTCTTGCGGTTTGCCGCATCTCGTCAGTCCAGCTCTCTCGTCGGGAGCGATTTTCCCATGTAGATGTTTGCTCTGTGCCGTCTTTAAAAGTAAATACCAGGACGCCGTCGTCGGGGACTGCTATCGCTGTGATCTTCCCCGATAATACATCGGGGTCGTACACAGCAAGCCCTAACACTTCGGTGCATTTCTCTTTGAGTATGTCCTCGGGTATTCGCTTGGCGGCACATTCGTGCTTTCCTCGGTAAGTGTAGGTAGCGCAAGCCCAAACCACCTTGGCATATTTTGTGCCCACGCCGCTTACCTTTTTGCGGAATTTTGCTCCACACTTTTTACAGGTGATTAGTCCCGAAAATTCGCTGAATGTCAGCTTCCGGGGATGATTAGCTTTTGCTGCCCGCCGGGCCATCTCAATCTGAACCGCCTCGAAGGTCTCGCGGTCGATAATAGCTTCATGTGAACCCTCGACATAGTATTTCGGCAGCTCACCGCTGTTTGACTTCCATTGCTTTGTAAGGTGGTCAGTGATAAAGCCCTTTTGCAAGCACGTATCACCGATGAATTTCTCGTTCCCCAGAATAGAGCCTATGGTGCTTTCTGACCAGCGACCACCGCACTTGGTGGGTACTCCGAGCCGAATCAGCTTCTTCATAATCGCATTTTTACCAAGTCCCGATAAATAGTCGGCGAATATCATTCGCACGACCTCGGCTTCTTCGGGAATAATGGTTAACTTGAAGTCCTTATAGTCAAACCCGTAAATGCGGATGTTGTTGGAGGGCTTGCCCTCCTTGAAATCTTTTCTGATACGCCACTTTTGGTTTTCGCTGACAGAGCGGCTTTCCTCTTGTGCGTAGCTTGCAAGGATGGTGAGCATTAACTCTCCGTCTCCTGAAAGTGAGTGCAGGTTTTGCTCCTCAAAATATACGCCGACGCCGAGATTCTTAAGTTCCCGTACAGTTTCAAGCAATGTGACTGTATTTCTCGCAAAGCGACTGATAGACTTCGTGAGGATGAGATCGATGCGTCTCGCACGGCAGTCGGCAAGCAGTCGCTGGTATTCAGGTCTTGAATCCTTCGTGCCGGTTTCCGCTTCGTCGGTATACACGCCGACATACTCCCATTCAGGTTTGCCCTGTATCAGATTGCTGTAGTAGCTGACCTGAGCGGCAAGGGAATGGAGCATTTCATCTTTACCGCAGGAAACACGAGCGTAGGCTGCGACCCGTTGTCTGGTCGGCAATGGCGCCGTTTGTTCAACTTTTGTTATCTTTCTGCCCATAATGGCCTCCTTTCGCATTACCATATATCACTCTTTTTTCCTTACATAGCAAGTCATTTTCGAGGAATATACTGCACGAGGATAAACCATACTTTTGGGCAAGTATTGCATCTATTGACTGCAGGTCATCATCAGAAATGATGCCATTGGTGCGCCAGTTTTTAAACACCGCCATAGCTGACTTGTAGCGGAGGATTGCTTCGTCTTTACTCATGGCAAGCCCTCCGTGACTGCCCAAAACAGGCGCGGGAACAGTATCGCCGACGTGCGTTACCATAGCTTTCAAACTCCGTGCCACAGATCGGGCATACGAAATGATATAAGGCTCTGCGGTTCACGGCCTCAGGGTGTGCCTTCCACCAAGCCATACGGCACTTGTCCGAACAGAACCGTTTCTGCTTAGAACCCCGCATGTGCTGAAGTGGAATGCCGCAGTTGGCACAGGCATCAGTATCTACGGGTAGTTCTTGGTTTATCGAAACGCTGATGTTATTTCGGCGGCAGTAGGACTTGACGGTGTTTTCGGACATACCGAGATCGGCAGCGATAGCGGCATAGCTGTTACCTTTACTACGTAAGTATTCGATCCGCTCTTTTTGAGCAGTAGTCATATGCTTTCCTCCATTCGGAGGGGAAATAAAAAGCGCCCCTCTACCGTCTACAGACAGAAGAGGGGCACTTGCGTACCAGCATATGCTGGTTATTCGGTTTTGATGAAAGCATCCGTAAATCCCGCCGCCTTGACTCTTTTTAGCATGGCATCAGCATTGGCTTTGACGGCGTAAGCACCGACTTGTACACGGTACAGCTTTTTCGGTTCAGTTGGGGTGGGAGGCTTTGACGGTTCTGTTGCCGTGAGTAGCCTTTTGACCTCTGCTCTAAATGTATCCATTGACTTGCCGTGCTTCGGAAACCAGTGACCTGGATCGGCATGGTTACTGGCGATGCCGCGTTTATGCCCCTCGTAATGACCGATAATAACGCCATCTGCCATCGGGTCGAGATTATACTCCTTGCAGAGATAGGCACACAGTTCGGTGGCTTCCTTGTAGACTGCGTTGAAATAGGCTTTGTCGGTTAGGCCATCCTCGCAGATTTCAAAACTTGTGTGACTGTCATTGACCGATCCTTTTGAGCCGGAAGCCCCATGCCAACCGCGATGATTCCACGGCAGTGTCTGATAGGTAGCAATACTGCCATCAGCCAGTTTTCCGATGAAGCCATGTACGCAGACCTGCCGACCGTCCGGTTTGTCTTGATTCCAGTGGTTGTTATATTGATTCTTGCCAAGCAATCCATCGTCCGGACCCACATAACGACGCAGATTCGGATTGTTCGCGCCGGTGGAGTGAACCATAATGCCTTTGACAGTAATAGTCCTGCCAGCCTTGTAGCAGGCGTTGTTTGTGAATATCAATTTTCGTAGATTCATTTCTGTTCATCCTTTCCATGAAGTTGTGCCAGCACATCTTTTAACTTGGCAGGCACGGGTAACCCAATAGCCGTGGCATTCTCAACGAGAGAAATTCCCTCATTAGCAATGTAGAAGAAGATAATCGCCGTCCGAAGTGGTGCTCCCGTGCCGCCGAGCAGATAGGTGTCGATGAGATGACCAATGCCGACCACAAGGAATAGCGCTACCTTCTTGGCGATACCCTGCGCTCCGATTCTGCTGGACAGTTTTTTCTCCACAATTGCCCGAAGCACGCCCGTGATGTAGTCGACGACCACGAAGGCGATAAGCGCATAAAGGAAGCCGTCCAATCCGCCCAAAAACCAGCCAAGTGTACCTCCGATGGCTGCAAATGCAACCTGAATCCAGTTCCAAATCTCTTTCATTTTCGTTTTACCTCCTGTTTTTTGCATAAAAAACGCCTGCTGAATATGCAGGCGCGAATGCCAATATGAATGATTACTCTTTAACTCTGTTTTGGGAGTGCCTCCCAAAGCCGCAAGTCTTCCTGACCGAGTGACCATAGGGCAAAACCACGCAACCGCCATCGGTATGCCGCTTCATTTGCCCAGTAGACAATCGAGTCCACGTCTTGGTAGTAGACAATTCCAAAACCATCCCCATCACCGAGGAATACCCTCGAACACCAGACGTTGATGTCACGTGGCGTAAATTTTGCCGTGTAGTCAGCGTTGCATGGAATGTATAGCATTGCTGAATGCACGAAGTCATAGTCCATAGAGATATCCTCGCTTCGGGTAGCGGATTCCTCCACATCTGAGGTAAGCGTGAATACCTCGAATTCACTGTCCCATGTCACGCTACTCCGGGCGATCCTGCCGTAGTTTTCGGTAGTACCGTTTGGCATTGTTACATCAAAGGCTTCATACGGCTCGTAAGTCCAGGCATCGCCTAAACGCAGAAGTTCACACTTGATTTCATTATCCGACTGAATGCCGCAATAACCACTTGCTGGTGATACCATGGCTGTGAAGCGGAGGGTGTTACTGTTACCGGAATAGACCCTCACACTGTTGTCGCGTTTCCTCATTTCAATGAGATACATATTGGGGTTTGTGCGGATGTCGGTGGCAGGTGTTTTAGCGTAAGCTGCACCATAACTGCCGAGCAAAATAGAGTCTTGATAGAGTTCCACTCGCTCAGTGTCGATGTTGATACAACAGAAGATGTCGCCGATAAATACCCCGGCGCGCCCGCTCCCGTTGTGAGGGAAGGCAAGCCGTGCTCGAAGGTGAACGTCGGAGAAACCGTCATATCTCCAGGCAAGTTGGCCACTACCTTCCAACTGTGAATAAACCCTGCCGGATGCATATTCATCGCTTCGCCAGACTGCCCAACTGCCTGAAAGTGTAGTCCAGTAAGTGCTTTGCAGCGTGATTGGGTCTTGGAAGTCCTCATACCACACCAGAGCCGAATCGGGTTTTCGCCGCAGAATCTCGGTGGTCAGTTTGAAGCCTTTGTCCGGCACAGCCATATTCCCGTTCACGTCCTTGAAGCTACGAGGAGAGAGTTCAAAGGTAGCCGAACCTGCCGAGGGCTGTTCAGAAAACGATGAGCAAAGACGAAAGCCATATAACTGCGCGCCCACCACACCGCCATCAACGGTGATGGTATGTTCTCCTGCCGACAAGCTGCGTCCTTTAGCAAGAATCGCCCAGAAGGTGCTTCTCCAATACGGCCACCATAGACGGTTTTCGTAAAAGCCGACCGAGGAACCGTCAAGGGAGATGTTGATACCGTTCTTGTCCCAATACGGATAGCAGATACGGACTGCGACATCATAAATTCCCGATTGCGGAACGGTAAAATCGTAGGTTGCTGTACCCATTTCAGATGAGAGCGTAATCATTCCGTTGCCGATCACCACGCCCTCTGTGTAACTATCCGGCTCGCCGTCGCGGTCAATATAGATTGTGCCAAACTCTGCCTTTTGTGTTTTCCCGTAGCAAGTTAAGTATCGACGGCGGTTGTATGTTTCCCCGATTATTGGAGCTTCTCGGCTGGTTGCATCGCCACCCTCAGCATAATCGTAGACTTGAGGGAGCATATACGGTACCTGATCGTAATCGTCCCAGTAGGCAAGCCACGGTATCATCGGCTGCGGAGGAGCATTACCTGTAAAGTTATAGCCGCCCTCCGCCCATATTTTGGCGGCGTAGTAGGTAAGCGACACGCCACGATACGTCTGGCCGAGGTCGGCAGGGTTTGTATATATCTGCCACTCCCAACCGTAACCCGGTAAACCCATATAGATCTTTTGCGGATTCATTACTCTGGCGGCATAATCATAAACACCGACAAGCCAGTCCCGTGGAGAGACAGGACCCGGTGCGCTGCCTGCCCAGGCCATACCGTATGACATAATTGCTGCCGTGTCACAGTAAGCATCGAGATCGGCATAGACGCACCAATTCTCGCCGCCGACTGAGCCTTGGACGCCCGTCATACCGGGCAAACAGATATTGACCAGCTTGGCGGGATTGTACGCTTTAACGGTTTGGTAAATGTCGCTGAAGAGAATATTTGCCGCATCCTTGTTCTCATATCCACCGCCGCGTTCCAAGTCGATATCCACACCGGCACACCACGGATATTTCTGCATGATACGCACCAATTCGGAGAGAAACTTCGTCTTTGCGCCACTTTCGTTATTTCGTAGAGCAGTGAAGATAGAAGCTGCGCCGTGGTTCATTACAGTGAGAAACCACCGCACTTTAGGCCATTTATTGATGTACGGCATCATGCCGGATATCGGCGTTCCTGTTTCGGTTATCGTTCCTGTTATGGCCACCTCGAAGGTGAAGATGCCGACGGCTTCATAGCGGTCACCGTAATTGTTCAAGGCCTGGTGCATTCGGGTGTTTCCCATGAACGACCATATCATGCACTTCTTGCCCTTAAGATAATCCTTACTCATAAGCGCGGATCTCCTTCCATCATTTCTACATATTCGAGGTAGACCCTCGCTGATTTTCCGTTTTCCAGCTTCACGTGGTGCTTGCTGTCGTAAGCGGCGGTATATTGGTAAAATCCATCCTTTAGCGTGGGATTGCCATTTCGCAGACATTCCCTTACCACAGCTTTTAAGGCAAATTCATCACCCGCATTTACCGCCGATGTAAATTTGCACTTATGCGAACCCATACCTTGTGAAATTTCAATGCTTCCCGCCGCCATTGGCTGTTTAGGATAGATATATAAGTCAAGACCCGCCGAGGTTTCCCCGGTGTTGAAGAGAACGAGGGTCGCGCCGCCACGCACCACGGCATTTTGGTAGCGAGGAGCATTCCCGCTACCTTGAAGCATGGTCGAAGTGTGCGGTGTATAGCCTGTCAGTTTGTCGCCCTCCTGAAGCTGAAGGTCGGTGAAGTAAATCTCGCCCGTGCAATCGGCGATGAGGGGACGGAGGGTTACGCTTACAATTCGCTTTTCCTCTTTGAGTTTTAGTACTTCCGCAAAGCGGATGAAGTTGTTGATTATCTTTGCCACCTCCTCCGAAAACGGTGCATAGCTCAAATGCGAGTGTGTACAAATGCTGAATTTGACAACATAGCCTATTTATTTTATAATGAAAACCAATCTATATTTGGAGGCTTGAATACACCTATGAGTGGAATCTTTCGGACTCGTCAATAAGGTGCACTAAACAAACGGAAGCGTAAAATACTCTTCCTTTAGTTTTGTGCACTTTTTTTCGACCCGAATAGAATCGAAAGAGGTGTATTTTTTATGTCCAAAAATAGAAACCAAGGGCAAAATCCGCCCATTTGTGTATCCCAAAATTACCTGACCAGCTACAAAACAATAAAAAAATTGCTTCATAAAACCAGTATCACCGCAGGTGATCATGTGATTGAAATAGGCCCCGGTAAAGGCCATATTACTGGTTTACTCCTTGAAAACTGCCAGAAAGTAAGCGCTATTGAAGTTGACAAAAAGCTTTATGGAAGGCTTCTTGAAAAATTCAGTGATGCCGAAAACCTCGACCTTTATCATCAGGACTTCCTGCAATGGCGGCTTCCTGCTTCTGTGGACTATAAGGTTTTTGCAAACATTCCTTTTTTCCATACCACCAGCATATTGCGCAAGCTGACGGAAAGCAAAAACCCACCAACAGAAGCATGGTTAACGATGGAAAAGGGTGCGGCCAAGCGTTTCATGGGAACCTCGCGTGAAAGCCTGCGGTCACTCATGATAAAGCCAGTATTCGATCTTGAAATCGTCTACCATTTTCGCCGGGAGGATTTTCATCCGAAGCCCGGCGTAGACGTGGTATTGCTCCATCTGAATAAAAAGGCACAACCAGATGTATCGCCAGTCCAATGGCTTGCTTACGAGCGCTTTGTCTCAGCCGGCCTACGAAGCAATGGTGCCGAATTACGACGCATGTTTACAAAAAAGCAGTTGTCCAGAGCATTTCGAGAAGCTGGCATACATGGTTACGCCTCTGGGGAAATGCTTTATGTGCAATGGCTCTGCCTTTTCCGATGCTACTACAAGCATGTACTTCGCAAAGACTGAATCACCCATCCAGTGTCCACCTAATTTCACAGACGTGGCCGACCCAGCCTGTGGCGACGATACCTGCTTGCAACATTAGATCAGTGAAGAACACCTCTCCAGTACAGTTCTGTATAACAAGACGGATGGTGATGGAGCGCAGCCTGCCGTAGCCTTTGGGTGAAGCGTCTCGCGCCACTTGTTGAAAAGATACCATGTGAAATCACCGCCCTCTCAATACAAATCAATAAATCGTGTTTCGGTCGTCCCGTCCTCGTATTCAAATACTACCTCGATACCGACCTGTCCATTTGCACCCTTGTTCAGATTATCTGAGCCGATTTGAGCCGAAATAGTGTAGTTACGTCTTGATGCTGGATAGACTGTTTGCGCCATGCTTTTGGTCATATCCGCCACACCAACTGCCTTAAAGGAAGCTGTACCGGATACACCGTTTTCAGTATCCACTACAAAGCCGCTATTTTGCCAATAGGCGAAGCCATCATCGGCTCTGCTGTTTCGCAGATGGTTGAACGGTACCATATCCTTGATTTCCTGCCCGATGAGATTGCTTTGGTCGAACTGGTCGGCAATCGTTGCTGATGAGGAATCGCCAAGTTCTCTGAGTTTTGTGGAGAGTTCCAATACGGTTTTCCACGGCTCTTGAAGGTTATACTGGCGGCGTATAATTCGTGTTTTAATGGTCAGATTCAAATCCCTGTCGTCAACGGTTACAATATCACCCAAATTCCAGCGCTCGTGTTCATAGCCTGTCAATACGGACAAATCCATCGCCGAGAGGACATAGGAAACGCGGGGCTTTGCGTACTCAGCAAGCCGCATATTGGTAAACTCAAGCATCTGATAGGGGTTCGTAAA